TGTCTCTGGAAGTCATTGATACTTTCTGCTGTGGTATCTGTGACATCTACGAGAAAAAGAATGCCAATGGCCGCTACCTGATTGATGGTCTGCATCCGAATGCGGCAGGCGCAAAGAAGATCGGAATGTTCAATGCCAGTGCAGTGATTGCCAGCTATCGATAATCAAATCCCACGGCTTGTCCGTGTTTTTATATACAATCCATATCACAGGGCAGCTTCGGCTGTCTATTTTTATTGCCCGGATACGGGCGGAAAGGACGGAATTATGCAGAATGTGATCGACAAGATTGAATGGATGTTCGCAGGCCTGGGTGGTTTCCTGGGCTGGTTCTTCGGCGGGTTTGACGGCTTCCTGTATGCACTTGTAGTGTTCGTGGTCTGTGACTACTTCACCGGGGTGCTGGCGGCAGCAATCAAGCATGAGCTTTCTTCTGAAGTTGGCTTTAAGGGTATCGCCAAGAAGGTATGTATCTTTGTGCTGGTTGGTATTGCCAATATCATTGACACACAGATCCTCCAGAATGGAGCCGCCATCCGCACCGCTGTGGTGTTCTTCTATCTGGCAAACGAGGGTCTGAGCTGTCTCGAGAATGCAGCAGTGATTGGTCTTCCGGTGCCGGAGAAGCTCAAGGAGATGCTGGCACAGCTGAAAGACGAGCGCGATCAGGACAAAATCGACAAGCAGTAATCAACCGGGAGGGGCGATAAGCCTCTCCCACATTTTATTTAGGAGGAACGGACCATGAGTATGAAAGAATATCCCGCAAAGCTGACGACCGGCTACTACCGTGTGCGTGAGGACTGGGAAGATGAAGCATCCCAGCTTGGTGCATACCGTCTACTGGCGAATGCAAAAGCCAAGTGCGATGAGAATCCCGGCAGCCGTGTGTTTGACAATGACGGCAATGTGATCTACCCGGAGGAGGCTGTGCCGGTGACAGGTGCAGAAGAAGCGGAGGAAAAGCCGGTTATGGACGAGCCGGAAGGGAAAGCACCGGAAGAGGAATCTTCGGAAGAGAAGGACACCCCTGTGACGGATGAGCAGAAAGAGGAAGCCGGAAAGGAAGAGTATCCGACTGCAGAGGAACTCCCGGCAGCGATCGCCTATGGCAAGCTCAAGACTCTTATGAATATCCGGGAAATGCCGGATACCAGTGCAGAGGTTGTGACCATCTATAAGAAGAATACGCTGATCGAGATCGTGGAGTTCTGTGCCGGCTGGCTGAAGATCAAATGCCCGGAAGCGACGAGCGGTCTGGCCTATGTTCTCAACAGTGCGGATACCTATGCCTTTACCGCCAGCAAGATCTACACCGTTGTTCCGGGCGACAACCTCTGGAAGATTGCAGAGAAGGAACTGGGGGATGGCAGCCGTTGTGCCGATATCCGTGCACTGAACGGCCTGACCTCCAATGCCATCCGGGTCGGCATGAAGCTGCTGATCCCTTAAACACAATAACACAAACACATGAGACTCGGAGTGATCCGGGTCTCAATTTTTTAGGAGGAATCAATATGGGATACACCAATAGTCCACTCGTTGTTTATACCAAACTCTCCCCGAACCATTCCGGGCAGAGAACACACAGCATTGACCGCATCACTCCGCATTGCGTGGTAGGCCAGCTTTCTGCAGAGAGCATTTGCGGATGTTTTACCAGCCCGACCCGTCAGGCCAGCTGCAACTATGGCATTGGCACGGACGGCCGTGTTTCTCTGTGCGTGGAGGAGAAGAACCGCAGCTGGTGCTCGTCCAGCAATTCCAATGACCAGAGAGCAGTCACCATCGAATGTGCCAGCGACATGAACGAGCCGTATGCGATGAACAGCGCCGTATATGGCTCGCTCATTAAGCTTTGCATCGATATCTGCAAACGTAACGGCAAGAAGAAACTGCTGTGGCTGGGCGACAAGAATAAAACCCTCAACTACGCTCCGGCAGCAGACGAGATGATCCTGACTGTTCATCGCTGGTTTGCCAACAAAAGCTGTCCCGGAAACTGGCTGTATGCCCGTCTGGGTGATCTGGCCGCAAGGGTGACGGCGGCACTGGGCGGTTCAGCTTCATCCTGCCTGCAGGCATCTTCCCTTAAGAACCTGTCAGAAGCAGAGGCAGTGGCAAAGATCGGCCCGCTGTTTACCGAAAACCAGAAGCAGTCCGGCATCCTCGCCTGCGTGTCGATGGCGCAGTTTATTCTGGAGTCCGGCTATGGTAAATCTGAGCTGGCACAGAATGCAAATAACTGCTTTGGCATGAAGACCTCTCTTTCCGGGAACAGCTGGAGTGGCAGCAGTTGGGATGGTAAGTCTGTCTATACTAAGAAAACGCAGGAGCAGAATGCCGATGGCAGCTATGTCACGATCACCGCTGATTTCCGAAAGTACGCCTGTGTGGAGGACTCCATTGCCGACCATGCGGCATATCTGCTCGGTGCGATGAATGGCAGCAGGAAACGTTATGAAGCTCTGGCTGGATGCATGGACTACAAGAAGGCTGTGCAGATTATCAAGGACGGCGGCTATGCCACCAGCCACACCTATGTGCAGAATCTCTGCAATATCATCGAACGCTGGAACCTGACACAGTATAATGCCTCAGCCCAGAACCAGGGAGGTAACATCTCTGGCTGGTATCGTGTGCGTAAGAGCTGGCAGAATGCAGCTTCCCAGAAAGGGGCGTTCCATGATCTGGCCTATGCGAAGCAGTGTGCGGATGCGAATCCGGGGTATACGGTCTACGATCCAGCCGGCAAGGCGGTCTATCCTGTGACCCAGACTGCATCTGTGCCGTATGCGGTTCGCGTGTCCATCAACGATCTCAACATCCGTAAAGGACCGGGAACAAACTACGGCAAGACCGGTTATTACACCGGAAAGGGCGTGTTCACCATCGTGGCAGAATCTGCGGGTGCTGGTTCTGTGAAAGGCTGGGGCAAGCTGAAATCCGGTGCTGGCTGGATTGCACTTGACTTCGCAGCACGTATCTGACATTCATGGGCTTTCCTGAAAAGGAGAGCCTTTTTACATACAATGCAATCGTCAGTTTTGCCCGACTATGTGGGCAGATATTCTACGATTTATAGTTCGGATATCACTTGCTATAAGTGCCGGATAGAGCAAATATGTCACTACCCGAAGATAGGAAAAGGCGGTGGCATTACCACACGTTTTCCTTTCGGAAGGAAAATCTGACGAAAGGAGAGGACGATATGGATTCAAATGCTTTTCTGAATGATCTTATGTCAAAGATGAAGCTGCCGGAAGCAAAAGGTAAGAAAAAGGCAGAACAGAGTGAATCGGTGGCGCAGATCCTTGCCGCCATGCAAAAAGTCAGGGCTGAGAAAAAGAAGCCGCCCGTAACCAGCTATGCACCAGTAAAAGAAATGCCGGTGAATGAGCCGGAGAGTATGGAAGACTTCTCCCAGCTCGCATCCGATGTGATGCAGGAATGCCGGCCGGCAATGCCGACGGTGCCAGCAGCAAGCCAAGAGAAGGCTGTTCGGGTCGCCGCATATATCCGTGTTTCCTCCACCAATCCGGCACAGGAGGATTCGTATGAAATGCAGGAACGCTACTTTATGTCACTCCTGGCAGGAAATGCAGGGTGGACATCCGCCGGCATTTATTCCGATCATGGCATTTCCGCAACAAGCAGGGAAGGACGGACAGGTTTCAACCGTTTGCTCCGACACTGCAAGCAGGGGAAGATTGACCGTGTGATCTGCAAGTCCATCAGCCGTTTTGCCCGAAACACGCAGGACTTTCTTGTGGCATTGCGGACCTTAAAGGAAAACAATGTCACGATCCTGTTTGAGCGGGAAGCGATGGATACAGCGGATGCTTACAGCGAGTTCATTCTTACTACGCTGGCTGCCATTGCCCAGGAAGAGAGTCGTTCGATTTCAGCAAACATTGCATGGAGCAATCAGAAACGGTTTCCGGCCGGAAATGTCTGCAACAAGGATATTTACGGATACGAATTCTGCAAAGGGGAGTATACAGTGAACGAGAACGGATACCGATACCGGGCAGTGTTCATCATCCCGGAAGAAGCAGAGATTGTTCGGATGGTGTTCCGGCTTTTTACAAAAGAAGAGCTGAGCTTCACACAGATCGCCCAGAAGCTGGATGCCCTGCATATCCCGCCGCCGAACAGCGGATGCAGACAGCGGCAAAAGCGGAAGCCGACTGTGCTGCCAGCTGGCGCACTAAAGGAAGAAGATAAGCGGGGGTGGACGGCAACGGATGTTCGGTACATGATCGCAAATGTTCGTTACTGCGGTTCCGTACTTTGTCAGAAGACCTACACCGATCACAGGAATGGGCATAAACAGAAGGTCAATAAGGGGGAAAAGCCGAAATACCTGATACGAAATCATCATCCGGCTATCATTTCGGAAGAATTGTGGCAGGAAGCACAGGAAGTCTGGAAGGCATACACGGCAAAGTATAGGGGCATCGAAAAGGGAAGAAACGAAAGAAACTATTCCAAGCTCCTGCTGTGTGGAGAATGCGGACGGTATTTTCAAGGCCATTCCACAACAAGGACAACCATCTGGCGGTGTGCGACGAAGCTCGCCCAGCAGGGACAGAAGCGCTGCCGAATGGAACCGATTTATGAAGAGCAGATCCAGACGCTGCTTTACAAAGCATTTGCCGAAAAATTCAAGCTGGGTGAGAAGATGGATGCAGAAGTCCATGAGGTCATGCAGATGATCTCCAAAGCACCCATTGATAATGCGAGAAATCAGGCATTAAAGAACCTGACTGAGAAGCTGAGAGAGATCCATGATTTCGACCATATGGAGCAGGAAGGAGATTTTCTGAAACGCCAGCTGTCTGCAGTGAACTATAGCATTCGGGATGTCCACCAGCACATTCGGGATATTCAGGCGGAAAAAGAAGCATTGAAAGTGCGATGTGAGGTGCTGGGAGAACCGAGAGATAAAGAAGCAGTCACAGAGTTAGAAAACCGACTTCTCAATGAAGAAGAACAGCTGGAGAAGCTGGAACATGAAGCCCAGCAACAGGCCGAACAGGTCCGGTACATGGAAGATTACTGGAAGAAGCTGGAGCAGACCCATGAAATCCGGGAGAAAACGCTGCAATGGCTGGATTCTCTGGCGGGAGGGACGCAGATGTTTCTGGATGAAGCAGTTGGAACGTATGTGAAAGCCTTTGTGCTTTCCGTTACCATTTTTTCACCGAAACATTTTAGAATCCACTGGTTTGATGACACCTGTACGGAAGTGGAGTGTGACAGCGTATTTGAGGGCTATCAGCAGCCCGGCATGATAAGGAGGAAGTATTGATGAACAGACAAATGACACAAGGGACGGTTGCAAACAATGTGCAGGTGATTCCGGCAACGAAGCGGAGAGTGTCTGCCGGCGGTCAGCTGAAAAAGGCAAAGGACATTCGGGTTGCCGCTTACGGCCGTGTTTCAACCGATGAGCTTGCCCAGCAGACTTCGTATGAGGGGCAGAAAGGCTATTACACGAAGCTGATCAATGAAAAAGAAGGCTGGACTTTTGCCGGAATGTATGCAGATGAAGCAATTTCCGGCACCAACCGTAACCACCGCACCGAGTTTAATCAGATGATGCAGGATGCGCTGGACGGGAAGATCGATTACATCATTACAAAGTCCATTTCCCGATTTGCACGAAATACGGTCGATACGCTGAACTGCGTGAGACAGCTTCGGCAGTGTGACCCGCCAATCGGTGTATACTTCGAAAAGGAGAACATCGACACGCTGGATGCGTCTGGCGAACTGCTCCTGACCATCCTTTCAGCATTGGCACAGGAAGAGAGCAATTCGATCTCCAAGAATATCAGCTGGAGTATTCAAAAGCGGTTTCAGGAAGGGATTGCCTTTGGAAATCCACGGTCGGTCTACGGTTATACGGACGGTGAGACGAATAAGGACTGGGTCATTGTAGAAGAACAGGCCAAGGTGGTGCGGTTCATCTTCGATGAGTTCCTTCTGGGAAAATCTTCTTACAAAATCAGCAATGAACTGAATGAAAAGGGAATCCCTTCATCCAAAGGGTCAAAATGGCAAAGCGAAAGTGTGGATTTTATCCTTCGGAATGAAAAATATGTTGGTGACTGCGAAATGCAAAAAACGGTTACCGTCGATTTCCTGAGCCACAAGACGATTCCAAACAATGGAGAAGCTCCGAAATTTTATGTGACGGACCACCATGTCCCGATTATCAATCGCGCGGTATGGATGCGGGCACAGGAAATCCTGGCACATAGAAAGAAAAACCGAACGAAAAAGAAGGATGAGAAGCGGGAAAAACGAGTGGGCAAGGATGTCTTTGATAACCTGGTATGCGGAAAGTGCGGAGCCCCCTTTTACCGCAGAACCCTGCAGGCAAGAGCAACGCACTTCGAGGATGACAGGTGTCTGGATGCCTGCCGTAGTGAGCTGTTGGCACAGGGCAGTTCGCCGGATGATTACTATGAACGATATTATTATACCTATCCCGTTTGGCGGTGCTCAAGTCTAAAAGATACCTCACCGACCAACGATGGGCCATTTATGGGAAAAGCAGACCCGGATGTTGCCTGGCATCCGATTTATATCGGCGAAGGGGATGCAAAGTGCCCTTCCCATTTTGTGTATGAGACGGCGGTCAAGCAGAGTTTCATGGAAATGTTGTACGCCATCAAGCGCGACCATGAAGAAAACGGGGAGAACGCATGGATCGATTCGGAATTCCGGATGGTCTACCAGAAGGTACAGGAGCATGTCGCAGAACGGGATTCTTCCAGAAAAGCCGAACTGGATGAGCAGATTCTGCAGCTGGAGGAAAAAATGGCTCAGATGCAGGGGCGGCTGAAAGAAGCAGTAGAGCGTGGCCGCCAGAAAGCCAGCCCGGAGATTGATACCTACGAAAGACTGGTGGATGACCTGCGGGAGCGTTTGAATGAGAAAATGGACGAACGGCAGCAACTCAGCCAGGAAGAACAGCTTCTTTCGGAGATGAAGCACAACTACGACTTTTTCATCCGCTGCCTGGAAGCCCTGCCCGAAATCAACAAGGCCGGCATGAAGCTGAATGTCAATGGACTGGATACGGATGGAAGCTGCCTGCGCGACTTTGGCGGAAAGGCACGAAGCAAAATCCTGAGTGACATCCGGCGAGGAAAAAGAAAGATGAGTGCAGACCGGGTAGATCAGGCTCCGGATTTTCTGGAATTTGAAAAGGGTATCTACTTCGCATTCATCAAGGAAGGGATCGTTGACGGTGATGTGGTCACTTACACGACGAATTTTGGAGTCAAGTTGACCAGCACAGGAAACAGCCGGACGCTGATGGCCTTCATCGGATTCCGCAGATGTAATCCAAATAAAACGGTCGAGGTGCTGATGGACGGCTGGCAGGTCAACGGACTCTGCATTCGGTACCATAGAGAAAAGAGAAAGGAAAAAACGGCACACACGCTGATGATCCGGAAACGGAAAGCACAAGAGCGAGCATTGCTGGAGCAGGAAGCGTGATTTTGGGAACCCCACTGGATGAGACATTTCGTCTTGTCTGGTGGGGATTTTTTTGTTTTTGGAGGATTTTTTTTTCGAACCCATTGCTATGTGCAAAATTCTGCTATATGTTGAGAGTACAGAAATACACATAGCAGGAGAGAACGACATGAAGAGATTAGCATGGCTTTCAGTAGAAGATTACGCAGCGACCCAGATGGAACTGGTGGTCGTGAGTGCAATGAAGGGGTATCTGCGGCGGATGCCGGAGAAAGAGGCACTTAAGAAAGTAGAGGGTATCCTTGACCCGAAGGTGATCCGGTTAGCTGGTGATGATGGCGCACCGATGCCGGTACAAAGCAATGTTGATGGAGCAAAGTTCGCTGCGTTCATCGATGCGGCCGTGGCAGACAGCATCAAGGAGCTGGAGAAGAGAGAAGATGACTTGTCAAAAGCTGGCCTGACCATGCTGGAGAATGTGGATGGCAAGAGCGTGGTGGAGCAGATGAGTCCCCAGTTTTTGGAGTTCGTGCTGGATGCGTATCGAAGTTTGAAATACACACGATGACCGACAAAAATTGCTGATTTGGTTATGGAGACTGATGCTGCACGAGTTATATGCGACATCACAAACACGCCAATTTTTGTTCCAGAAGGAAAGGGGGAAATCAACGTGTGCAAAGCAGTACAGGACATGATTTATGAACGCGAAAAATTAGCAGAAATCAGAACGCTTGTTAAACAAATTCAAAAAGGCCGTCTGACAATCGAGCAGGCAGCAGAAGATTCTAATATGGCGGTTGAACAATTCAAAGAGGCAATGAGTAAACTTCCGCAGGAAGCTGTATAATGTTTGGCCCACTGGCGCACTGTGTAGAATCCTACATGGTACGCTGGTGGGCTTCTTTTTTGCCTCATCCCGCATGAACCACAGACAGCACCCCGGCATGCTCCGAAGTGCAGTTGTGGCTTATGCGGGCTTTTTTGTTATGTGGTCAACGAGTTACAAAATCATACTCCCAATCCGTATAAAATCGCTTTCAGTTCCTTTACCATTCGGGTGAGAATCTCCTGCTCAAGTGTGTTGCAGTCCAAAAGCAGACGGTGAATCTCGGAATCGGCAGTGGAAGCTGAGTGTGTCAGACTGTCTACGAGAAGGTCGTCTGCTGATATGCCGAGAAGGTTGGCGATGTCAACCAGTGCTTCCAGACTGGGACGGCTAGTAGCAGCCTCTATCTGACTAATGTGTTTGCGGGACATATTCAGTTTTTCACAAAACTGTTCCTGCGTAAATCCAGATGCATTACGGAAATTACTGATACGTTTTCCTAATGCAGAATAATCTAATGCCATGTGTGGTCCTCCTTATGTTTACCCCGCATAAGGCTGTCACAATTATCCCGTAGAGAAAAATACATAGCAACTGGTTATAGAAGAGTTTAAGACCGCAAAAGCTCACACCCCTATCTGCTGTGTGGTCTTAGGCTATTTTGCCACCTATCAGGTGGCAAAAATGATATTGTGCCACCCAACAGGTGGCAGTCAAATCGTCATGCAATCCTTATAATATAAATTGTAGAAAAGACTGCACATGGAAAGGAACGATGATGACGAGCAAAGGAGAAAAAGGGATTCTTACATTATACAGTGATGTACAGGCGACTTCTGTTCGTTGGCTGTGGTATCCGTTCATAGCAGTTGGGAAGATCACATTACTGCAAGGCGACCCCGGCGATGGTAAGTCTACAATGATGATGAATTTGATAGCAGAGTTATCCAAAGGCGGAAAGCTGCCGGATGGCAAAGCAGTCGGATTATCGCAGAGGGTCATTTACCAATGTTCAGAAGATGGTGTGTCAGATACCATCAAGCCCCGGCTGGAAAAGTGTGGGGCAGATTGTGGAAATGTGGCTTTTATAAATGAAGAAACATACAGTGGCCTGACACTGGATGATGAACGCATCCGGCAGGCTATTATAGAATTTCGGCCGCGGCTGGTAGTCATCGACCCGATACAAGCGTATCTCGGAAGTGATTCTGATCTTCAGATTGCAGGCAGAGCCAGAAAGCTGATGCAACGTCTTGGTATGTGGGCATCTGTATATGACTGCGCCATTGTGCTGATCGGTCACCTCAACAAAAAAGAGGGAACAAAAGGTCTGTATCGGAGCCTTGGCAGTATTGATGTGGTGGCGGCCGCCCGGAGTGTCCTGCAGGTGGAGCGAGATCCAAAGAACACAGATGTCCGCATCGTCCGGCAGATAAAAAACAGTCTGGCTCCATCCGATGGAGAAATCAAATTTTCGATAACAGCGGAGCAAGGCTTCCAATGGCTGGAATGTGAAATAGCACAGGACCCGGCAGCAGAGCCGGAAACACCAGTATTTGAATCAAAGTCTGAAAAAGCAGCCTACCTGATTAAGAAGCTGCTTTCAGAAGATGATATGAGATCCAGAGAAATCTATATGCGGTTGAGCGATGAAGGTATTAGCCGTAGAACAGCAGAAAACACAAAGAAAGAACTCGGCATCCGAAGTTATCGGAAGATGCGCCAGTGGTATTGGAGCATAAAGCCGATGGAATGAGAGGAACTATAGAATGAACAGTGGAGCAGAAGTGATAGATCGTAAGCAGAGGATTAGAGACCGATATAGGGGCGTGGATACTTCCGAACTGGAGGTTATCCCAGCCAAAATTGTAGAGGGGCTTGGAGAAAGTACCTCTATTCGTCGTGTCGCTGCCTATGTACGTGTTTCCACTGACAATGATGAACAGACCTCTTCGTATGAGCTTCAAAAAAATTATTACACCGATTACATCAAGGCGCAGCCCGGCTGGGAGTTTGTTGGCATCTATGATGATGAAGGCATCAGCGGCACTTCGCTGGCACACCGCAAAGGAATGCAGCAGCTGATCGAGGATTGTAAGGCGGGAAAGATTGACTTGATCCTTACAAAGTCCATTGCTCGATTCGCCAGAAATATCGTTGACTGCCTTTCTGTTATCGAAACGCTGAAAAATCTTGACCCGCCTGTAGGGGTTAAATTTGAAGCGGATAATATCTACACCCTGGACAGTAACGGACGCATGATCCTGACGATTCTGGCATCCGTGGCAGAGGAAGAATCCCATTCCAAATCAATTATCATGAACTGGTCCATTGATCGCCGGTTCAGCCGTGGACTTTTCCTTACGCCGGCGTTGCTTGGATATGACCAGAATGAGGATGGTAACCTTGTGGTGAATCAGGATGAGGCTCAGACAGTAAAGGTCATTTATTACCTGTACCTGAACGGATTTTCGCTGAAGGATATTGCGGAACTCCTGACAGATTACGAGCGGAAGACGAAGCTGGGAAACACGGAATGGAATCCGGGCACGATTGCCGGCATCATTGCAAACGAACGCCATTGTGGGGATGTGTTGGCGAGAAAGACCTTCACACCAAACTTCCTTACGCACAAGGCAAAGAAGAACAACAATGATCGAACGCAGTACCGTCAGCGGGACCATCACGAGGCGATTGTTTCCAGAGATGTTTTCAATGCGGCCAATCATCTGCGCGCATCCCGGACGTATAAAAAGAAAAATCATCCGTTGCCAGTTTTGAGTGTGGTAGATGATGGCGTCCTTCGCGGATATGTGCCTTTTGATAAGGATTGGACAGGTTTCTCGGCAGAGGAATACCGGGAAGCATCCGAAAGCGTCATGCGGGAAAAACAGTCCAACACGGTAGAAGTAAGGAATCGTCTGGATCTTACTGGCTATGAAGTAGTCCGGGCACAGTATTTTGCAACCTTGCAGAATCCGGCGATGACGATTTCAAACGGAAGGCTGCGGTTTAATGCTGCCTGTCTGAAAAAGTTTGATGATGTGGAGTATGTAGAATTGCTTCTGAATTCGGTTGACAGATGTATTGCCATTCGGCCGTGCGAAAAGAGCAATCCGAATGCAATCCGCTGGGGTAGATTGAAAGAAGGACGCTGGTGTGCAAGTACCCTTGGGTGTCGAGGACTGGCAAAGGCTCTTTTTGATATCATGGAGTGGGACGAAGATTTGAAGTACCGCTTCCGTGGGCAGCTTGTGGAGCAGGGAGGCGATAAGCTGATGCTCTTTGAACTGGATGAGCCGGAGATGATCAAGGTGGAGGAAATCGTCCTGCCACCTAAGGAGGAAGAATCGGAAGGCGAAACAGTTAAAAAGACGATTTATATTTTCCCACCGGAATGGGCGGGGACTTTTGGCCAACCAATCACGAGTGTCGCACAGATTGGTATTTTGCAGCAGGAGCATTATGCCGGCAATTGGGATGTACTTCGGCCGGCATCAGAAATTAAGGAAATGAACATTTTTACCGCAGATGGTCTAAATACACTGCTCCATGAAGCGGAAGAAATAATGGAAGGATGGATTGACATAGATGGAGGAAAACAAAACGTTAATGCCGCCGAAGGAGCAGGCATTGGAGACTGAAAGAGATGCAAAGGCTGAAGAACTGGAGAGCACTTTTTCATATGATGGATATCAAGTGGTGCGAAAAGAACTGTTCGCTCACCTCCGGGACCCGGCAATTGTGATTCGAAAAGACAGCATCACATTTAACACAGCCTGCATCAGTGGGCTGGAAGATGTGGTTTATGTACACGTCATGTTCAACAGTGATTTGAAGCGCATCGTTGTACGCGGCTGTGATGAAAATGATAAGGACGCTTTGCGCTGGTGTATTGCGAAGCCGGACAAGCGGAAGAGCAGAAAAATGTCCTGTAAGCCTTTTTCAGAATTGGTTTATAACGAGATGGGCTGGGATAGTGACTGCCGCTATAAGATACTGGGGTATCGAATCAACTTTGAAGGAGAGACCTTGTATGTTTTTGACCTTCTCGTGCCAGAAATTTTCCACGAAAGTCAGAAACGGAAGAAAGGGGAAAGTGCGCCAAAATCAGAGGAAACAAAGCCCGTGAATACCAGGAAGGGATTTTACCCAGATGATATTGCGGGTACTTTTGGCGTGCCTGTAGAAGAAC